CGAGCTTCAATTCCGCGCGTCGCTCATTTTCGAGCGGACGGTCCGGCCCGGCGTCATCGGCGCGGGCCTTGTGTCCATCGAGGGACTAAGCGCCGATGGCGTTCCGGTGACTGTGCAGAACTTCGCCGCCTGCGCCACCGATGAACTGCTGATCGAGGTCTACGAGGCGTGCGAGGCGGCGGCAGGGCTGAGCGATGAGCAGCGAAAAAACTGACAATCGCCTGGCACTTCAGCCGCGCGGGCGGCTGGGCGAAACCGGAGTTCGATTGCCGCGCGTGCCGGCTGAGGCGGCTGCACGAGAGCCGCAACTGCCGGCTGTATTTCCCGGACGACGTGAGGCCTGGGCGGCGCCCGTGCTGGTCGGCGCGCATCGAGGTGCGCCAGCAAAACGGCAGGACGGGCGAGCGCGTCATCGAGGGCACGGCCATCGCCGAATGCCCGGTGAGCTACATCACCGCGTTGTCGCTGGCGGCGGTGGAGATGGCGCAAACCAACCGCGTGCTCGGCGAGTGCGGGGGGAGCCTGTACGGCCCGGACGCCGGGCTGTGGCCGGCATGGTGGGCCGACGCGCTGGTGACCGTGCAGGCAGCGGTTGCGGCCGAGGAGCGGGCGAGGTTTGATTAGCGATGCCGGCGACGGACAAGTATTCGCTGGTTGTTGAATCGGCGACGCGCGGCGAGGCGGACCTCAGGCGGTTCGAGCAATCGCTGAACCGCGTGGCCGACGTGGCCGAGCGCGCCTCGCGGCGCACATCCGATGCGTCGCGGAAAGCGCAGCAGGACAACGAGCGCTTCGCGGCGAGCCTGAAAACCTCGATCCAGAATCCGCTGCAAGCTGCCGGCGAGGCGGCCGAGGCGTTTGTTTTGCGGTTCGGCAAGGCGGGCGCGGCGGGCGCGGCGCTGGCCGCTTCGTTCGGCTTGGCGGCCAGGCAAGCGTTTCTCTTCGTCAAGGAGCAGGGAGACGCGGCCGGCGGCATGATCGACTTCGCGGACAAGACCGGGCTGAGCATCTCGCAAGTGGACCGGCTCACCCAGGCGGCGAAGATCGCGACGGTGGACATCGTCGGCCTTCAGCGCGCGGCGAAGGGAATCGCCGAAATCCTGTACGACACGGGCGGCGCATCCGAGAAGGCGGTCTCGGCTTTCCGCAAGCTCGATGTGCGGCTGATCGATTCGTCGGGGAAGGCGCGTAATTTCGGGCAAGTTCTGTTCGAGAGCATCGAGAAGCTGGCGAAGGTCAAAGATGCGACGGAGCGCATGGCGCTCGCCACGGCCATCCTTGGCCGATCTGCGCCGGAGCTTCAGCCGCTGCTGGCGAACTTCGAGCGCTTTGACGAGATCGTGCGCCGCGCGGGCGCGGGCACGCGCGACGAACTGCTGAAGGCGCTCGACGACGCCGCCGACCGCATCGAGGCGTGGAACGCGCGCTGGAACATTTTCAAGGGCACGCTCGCGCTGGTGGCGCTGGAGTTCGCGCGCGTCGGCGAGTATGCGGAGAAAGCCTCGCAGGGAGGCTTCATCGGCAACGCGCTTTTCGCCGGCGCGCTGACGGCCGGCGCGAAGACGGCTGCGATGATCGGACCGAAACCTTCCGCCGGCAAGACCACGCCATTCGGTCCGGATGCGTCGCTGATGAATCCGGAGGCGGCGGAGCGCGCGCGCCGCGAGACCGACGCGCTGCGCAAGCGGCGCGCCGCCGCGCAAATGGAATCGGCGGCTGGACTTGAGGAGGCCATCAAGCAAATCGCCGAGGAGCGCAAGCGGCTCAACTTCGTGCTCAACGCCGCCGAGAATCCGGCGCTGTTCCGCGAAACGGAACAGAAGCTGAAGAATCTCGACGCGCAGGAAAAATCGCTGCGGGAAAAAATCGGGAGGCTGCGCAATCCGGACGCCGGCGTGTTTGTGGCGCGCGGGATTGACGAGGCGAACCGCTCGTTCGGTCTTTCTCCATTTGCGCCGGGAAAGATTCCGACGCTGAACCGCCGCGCCGGACTGGCCGGCGCGAACACGGCTCCCTTCATCGCAGACACGGCGGCTATGGCGGCGGAGGAGCTGGAGGCGGCGCGGAGAGTGGCGCGGATGGTGGAGATGCAGAACGATGCCATCCGGGGCCAGGAGGCGCGCGCGCGGCAGCGGGCCATCGAGGCGATTCAGCGGCAGGCTGAATTTCAGGCGCGGCTGATCGCGCTCACCGCCGGGCCTGGCGGCGAAGCCGACGCCGCCGGGAAGGTGGCGGCTATCCGGCTCGCCGCGCTGGAGCGCGAAAAACAATTCAACGATGATTTGTTTGACATCGAGCGCCGCCGCGCGGAGGTGCTCCAGGACGCGCAGCTTCAGGCGCTTGAGCTTCAGCGGCGGCGGGTGGAGGAGTTCCGCGCGGGCGCGGGGCAAATCTTCGACGCGCTGGTGACGCGCGGGCGCACGGGATTCCTCGATCTTCTGCGCGGCCAGGCGCTGAACATCGGCCGCACGGTGTTTCAGAATTTCGCGTCCGAAATGTTCGGCGCGGCGCAGGGCCGTCTCACGCTGCCCGGCCAGCGGACCTCCGATGGCGGCGTGACCGTGCTTGGGCGTCTGCTTGCCGGCACGCCGTTCGCCGATCAGGGGATGAAGACGGCGACGGACCTGAACACGGCGGCGACGATTGAGAACACCATCGCTTTGCGCGCGGCGTCGGCGGGCGTGGCGGGCGGCGGCTGGAGCGCAAGCGCGGCGGGCTTGCCCTCCACGGTCTTCGGCGGCGCGGGCCGCAACCCGCTGATCTTTTCCAGCGCGCCGAAAGCGCCGGCCTCCGGCGGCGGCTGGCAGATTGACTCACTCGGCATCCCGTCGCCGCTGTGGACCTCGTCCGGCGGATCGAACCTTGGGCGCAATATCGGCATCGCGGGCATCGGCGCGGGCACGGCGCTGGGCGTCGTCGCCGGCGTGCGGCAGGGAGGATTGCGCGGCGGGCTGACCGCCGGAGGCTCGGCGCTCGGCGGCGTAGCCGCGCTGCTGCCGCTGCTTGGCGTTAGCGGGCCGGCCGCTCCGGTGCTCATGGCCGGCGCGCTCGGCGCGGGCCTCATCGCGAGCCTTCTCCCGGACCCGAAAATGCAGCGTGATCAGCAATTGCAACGCCTCGTCGATGCGGCCAGGTACACGGAGCCGTCGCCCACGGGCTTTCAGTTCGAGGCCGGCGGCGGCGGGTTCGACTACAGCGCGCGCGGCGGCGTGCGCGCGATCACGGTGAACGTGCAGACCATGGACGCGCGCAGCTTCGAGGACAACGCCTCGCGCATCGCCGGAGCCGTCGAGCGCGCCATGCAGATGGGACACTCGATCAACCGCACGGCGCGCGAGGCCGTGCTTGCGCAATAGGAGGCGCGATGGCTTCTTTCCCCGCCCTGTTCTCCGGATCGGTGGCGATGTATCCGTTATCCTCGTCGGTGAGGATTCCGGTGGAAATCCTCCGCTACAGCGACTTCACCGAGCAGCGATACGTGAGCGGCAAGGCGCTGCGGCGTTTCGAGATCATGCTTGAGGCGGTCTCCGCCGCCGACCGTGACGCGCTGCTGCTGTTCTTCGAGTCGGCGAAGGGCGGCTTCGGCAAGACGTGGGACATCACCATCGGCGGCTCCACCTACGCGCACATGATGTTCGAGGGCGACGTGTTCGCCGAGACGGAATCGCCGTCCTCGCCGGGACGGTTCAACATCACGCTCGCTTGCCGGCAATGGAGGCCGGCTTGAATGCCGTCGTTTCCTGTGCTGAGCGCCGGCGTATCGGTTCATCTGCCGTGGACCAGGGAAACGGTGTTCCGCAACGCGCACGCGGAGCAAAATCACGGCGGGCGCTACAGCTACAACGAGCGGGCGCTGCCGCTGATGCGCTGGACAATGTCGCCGTCCTCGCTGCCGGACGCCGACATCGCCACGCTCCGCAATTTCTTTCTTGCCAGGGGCGGGGCCTACGAGGCATTCGACTTCACCGACCCTGAGACGCTGGTGACTCACGCAAAATGCCGCTTCGCCATGGAATCGCTTGACGTGCGGCACACGGGACCGGACGAAAACGCGGTGACCATTGTGATCGAGGAGTACGCCTGATGCCGCTGACCAGCATCGACGCGGCCAAGGACGCCGAGCAAACCTATCTGCCGCTGCTGCTGGCCGTGGTGACGTTCGCCGACGGGTCGGCGCTGCGGCTCTCCACGTTTCCCGGAAACACGGCCGAGGGCGGCGCGCCTTATGGCGGCCAGGACTATCTGGCGCGCATCCGGTCCTATCAGTTGAGCCCGGTGCAGGGCTTCAGCCACGGCGGCATCGACATTGTGCCAGCGGTGACGATGACGCTCAGCGATCCCGACAAATTTCTCTGGATCAACTACGAGCAGGCGGCGGGAAAGGGTTTCAGCGGGGCGCGGCTGGAGTTGACGTTTGTCTTCCACGACGTGCTGTCTGGAACCTATTCGAGCGACTCGGTGATCAAGTTCCGTGGCGTGTGCGACGCGGCGCAATCGGACCGCGAGACGCTGACCGTGACCGCCGTGAACCGGCTGAATCTTCAGCGGCGCTTCCTGCCGCCGGCGACAGTGCAGCGGCGCTGCCCGTGGGTGAACCCCGCGACCACGGCGCAGCGCGCCGAGGCTTCTGACGAGGATTCGATCTTCTACGAATGCGGCGAGACGCGCTCGCTCGCCGCTGCGCCGCCGTGCAGCTACACCAACGAGACCTGCACGCAGCCGCTGCGGCGCGGCAACATCACCTGGGAGCCTCCGGCGGGGAGCCGGAGCCGGGAGTACGTCAGCGGCAAGTGGCTGGACGTCGAGAGCAACCCGAACGAGGCGAAGTACGGAGCGCCGGTGCCGATGGTCTACGGCACGGCGTGGGCCGATCCCATCGTGACCAACGTGATTCCGGACGGCAACTCGACGCGCGGCGAGGCGGTGATTTGCCTCGGCGAGATCAGCCAGATTCTGCGCGTCGTGGTCAACGACACCGAGCTTCAGCCGGCGACCGACATCACAGGCTCGGTGAACTACGTCGTGCAGGACGCGCTCCTGCGTTACAACGTCGTCAACCGTGGAGGCCGCGACGGCTCGCCGAACATGGACGCGCCGTACAACGGAAACGGCGATCCCTACGGCTCGATGGCTGCGATTCTGTGGGTGGTGCCGCGCCGTGTGGCCGATGGCGGCTCGACGCCGCGCGTGCGCGTGCTGGTGCAGGGTCCGAGAATCAGGGTCTATTCCTCGCCGTCGTCGTTCACCAAGGAGTACACGGATAACCCTGTGTGGATTCTGCTGGACCTGCTCGTGTGGGCGGGGATCGGCTACGAGGACATTGACATCCAGACGTTCATCGACGCGGCGGCGGTGGCCGGGGAGATGATCGGCTACACCGATCAGTACGGCGCCGCCGGCACACACGCACGCTACGCGGCGAGCTATGTTCTCTCGCAGCGGCAGAGCGCGGCGGACGTAATCCGCGCGGTCCGGCGCGGATGCGGCGCGGACCTTGTGCCGAACAGCGCAAGCGGGAAGCTGCAAATCTTCATGCGCGGCACGCTCGCCTCGCAACAGCCCGCGCCGGTGGCCGGGTCGAACTACAACACGCCGGTGTCGTCGCAAACCCTCGCCGGCGCGGCGGCCAACGGTTACTACGCCTACGACTTTTCGCGGACGCTGCACGGGACGTTCCGCGTGGTGACGCCGAAGATCACCGAGACGCCGAACCGTGTAAGCTTCCCATTCATCAACGCCGAGCGCGACTACGCGGCGGATTCGATTTCGATGCTCGACGCCGCCGCCGTGGCGCGCGCCGGGCAGGAGGCCGCCGAGCAGATGGAGGCGGCCGGCGTCAACACACTCGACCAGGCCAAGCGCATCGCCGCACGCGCGCTCGCCGAGGGCTTGCGCGGCAACCAGCGCGGCGACCGTGGCGGCACGCAGCTTTACGAGTTTGAGCACGGCTTCGGCGGCGTGCGGCTGCGGGCCGGGCACATCTGCCGGCTGTCCGACGCGCAGCACGGGCTCTCGAACATCGCCGTGCGGCTTCTGCAAATTCAGCCCGAGTCCGATTTCCGGCGGGCGCGGTTCCTCGCCATGCGACATTCCGACGCGTGGTATCTCGACTCGTTTGGCCAGGAGCCGGACCCGGAGGAGTTGCGTCAGGCGCGCGACCGTCTTGCGCGCGCGAGTTATCCATGGGGGCCGCGCAAGGCCCAGCCGGCCTCCGGCGATCCAATGCTGCCGGAGACCGGCTGGACCTTCGGCATCGAGGAGGTTTACGAGGACGCCGCCGACGGGACCAGCATCGCCAAGGTGCGCGTCACCGGCAGGCAGCCGGTGAACGTGTTCTCCGATGCCGCGCCGCCGATTGTGGCGCGGCAAGGAACAACATCGACCTCCGGCGGATCGCTCGCCGGCGGCGGCCACGTCTACTATCTCGCCATCTGCGCCGAGGACGCAGACGGCTTTCTCACCGCGCCCTCGGCGCTGTGCGAGGTGGTGATCACCGCGTCCGGCAGTTCGCACACGGCTTCGGTTCCGGTGCTGCGCTGGCCGCCGGGGACCACGGGCTACAAGCTTTTCGCCGGGCGCTCGCCGCAGATGCTGACGTTTCAGGGCGAATCGTCCGGCACTCCCTCGGCGGTTACGCTCACGGCGCTGAACGAAACCGATTACGGGATGCCGGACCAGGAGTTTGACCGCATGAGGATCAAGGTCAAGCGCGTGATGCACTCCGGCGTCTTTGGCGCGGCGCTCAGCGGTGTGAGCGCGGGCGGGATCGCCATCGCCGGCGCGGGCTGGACAGCGGATGAGTGGGACGGCTACGATTGCTCGGTGATCGGGAAGGATCAGGGCGGGCCGTTGCCGGTGTGGAATTTCCACGTGACCGGGAACACGGCGGACACGCTGAGCGTGACGCCGGACCCCGAGGCTTCCGGCGTCACCGTGGGCGATGTCCTCGTCATGCGCTCGCGGCCATCGGTGGGCGCGGACAGCGGCGGCAATTATCTGGAGGACTCGCAATGGGCGAACACCATCGAGCCGTCCGGCCTCGCCGCCGATGAGGAAAAGGGCCGCATCCTCCGCTTCATCAGCGGTCCCGGCGAGGGCGATTTTTACCGGATCAAATCGAACACATCGTCGCGCATCTACGTCGAGGGCGAATGGCTACAGACGCCGTCCGATGCCTCGCGCTACATCATCGAGGAGCCGGACTGGAAGGTGATCCAGACCTCCGACTCGCTGAGCAACGCTGACCCTGCGGCGGAGCTGGTGATGGACGCCGAGGTGAACAACTACCGGCGCAGCGTGCTGCTGGTGCAGGCGGTGACGGTGGACGGCGGCAGCAACGAATCGCTGGAGACGTTCTCGCCAGTGCGCGAGATTTATCTGTTCGGCGATGCGGGAGCCCTGCTCACTCCGATTAATGAGGGATATCATGAGAACGCCGGCGCGGACACGGTGACGCCGGACATGGCGAACGGCCTGACGCACGAGATTGATTTGAACCGGGCGATGACAACCGTGAATGAGCCCGTGTTCACCGGCGGCGCGCTGGTGGCCGGGCAGCGCATCCGGATTATCGCCCTGCAGGACACGGCGGGAGGCCGGCAAATTTCATTCGCTTCCGGCTATTTGCTCGGCGAGGAAGAAACCGAGATCAGCACGGTTCCGGACACGCAAACGATTTGGGAGTTCGTGCGCCAGCCAGACGGGAAGTGGCTCAGCGCATATTTCAAAACGGGGCAGCCATCATGACCAGAACACTACTCTCTGTTTTTGTTTTTTGCCTTTGCGCGTGCGCGCAGAGGACGAACCGGATCGACATCATTCCCCGCGCCGACGGGAGCGCTGTTGGCGAGGTGCGGTTTTTCGAGAAGCAGTCCGACGGCGCGGACAGCGTGACGCTGAAGGCCCCGTCGCCGCTGGCGGCGGATGTCGTGTTCACGCTGCCCGCCGCCGACGGCGCGGCTGGCGAGTGCCTGAAGACCAGCGGCTCGGGCGCGCTGTCGTTTTCCCTGTGCCTGTCGCCGCCGTTTCCGGACGCCACGGTGATGATGACATCCGACACCGCCGGAGGCCACGTTTACAAGGCGTTCAGTGACACAAGCGGCGCGTTCTTCGGGATCGACTTCCACCGCTACGGCGGCACGGGGCCGGTGGGGACAAACATGCCGGTCTCGGGGCGGATGTTTGACATTCGCGGCTGGGGCAACCGGAACAGCACGCTCCAGTACGCCGGCGGCATCGCGCTCATCGGGGACGCCGCTTCTGGCACATATCCGAAATCGCTCTTGCGGTTCACGGTGCGCGGCGAGGGCGGAGCCCCGTTCAATCCGCTCACGCTGCGCGCGAGCGGCAATCTTGAAATCACGGACGAGGCGGGCAGCGGCGTAGGTGGGTTCCGCATGAATGGCGGCGTTCTGGAATGGAGCAACGATCTCTCTTCTTGGTCCGGTTTCGAGGCCGGCTACTGGACGCGGAGCAGCGGGGTATTGTATCCATCGACGTCGAGCGACACGCTTGGCAACTTGTCGAACCGTATCGGCATGGCCTGGTTGAATCACATCAACGGCCACGATGGCTCTTACTACCGCTTCGAACTCCGGCATCCAGGGAGCGGCTCGAACAGCGGCAGCGCTTGGATCGTGAGGAACGCAAGCAACTCGACCGTCGGCTATCTGAGTTACTCGGGATGGATGTACAACTCAGCGGGGCACACCGTCGGCACCACACTCACTTTCGCCGGCGAAAGTTCCGGCTCTCTCTATCAAGGCTCCACGGAAAGAATCGATTCCAGCGGAAACGGCGTGCTCACTTCCGTCCGCATCGGCAGCAGCGGCGGCGGCATCCGGATGAGCGGAGGAAGCTTGCAGTGGAGCCACGATTTTTCGTCATGGAACAACTTCACCGCATCCGCCGATTACTGGACGCGGAGCAGCGGGGCATTGTATCCATCGACGTCGAGCGACACGCTTGGCAACTTGTCGAACCGTATCGGCATGGCCTGGTTGAATCACATCAACGGCCACGATGGCTCTTACTACCGCTTCGAACTCCGGCATCCAGGGAGCGGCTCGAACAGCGGCAGCGCTTGGATCGTGAGGAACGCAAGCAACTCGACCGTCGGCTATCTGAGTTACTCGGGATGGATGTACAACTCAGCGGGGCACACCGTCGGCACCACACTCACTTTCGCCGGCGAAAGTTCCGGCTCTCTCTATCAAGGCTCCACGGAAAGAATCGATTCCAGCGGAAACGGCGTGCTCACTTCCGTCCGCATCGGCAGCAGCGGCGGCGGCATCCGGATGAGCGGAGGAAGCTTGCAGTGGAGCCACGATTTTTCGTCATGGAACAACTTCACCGCATCCGCCGATTACTGGACGCGGAGCAGCGGGGCATTGTATCCATCGACGTCGAGCGACACGCTTGGCAACTTGTCGAACCGTATCGGCATGGCCTGGTTGAATCACATCAACGGCTACGATGGCTCTTACTACCGCTTCGAACTCCGGCATCCAGGGAGCGGCTCGAACAGCGGCAGCGCTTGGATCGTGAGGAACGCAAGCAACTCGACCGTCGGCTATCTGAGTTACTCGG